GTTTTCTTGCAAAATTTTGATCCGTACCAAATGTTCATCTGGAAAAGTAAATTGGTCGGTTTGTCAATATGAAGATATCAATATTTCAAAATATCCGGTAATTTAATTTGCCGGATACTTGAATTTTTTATCATATTTGGTTTTCTTACAAAATTTTTACTCATTGTATATTCATAATAGCATCATTCACAAAATTATCAAAGAGTTGTTTGGCTACTTTGCAATTTGAAACCATTTCGGTATTAGATTTCATACAATCTGCAGCTCTCAATATTGTCTTGAGAGTGTTTTCATCATTCTTTATGTCTTTTGAAAAATAGCAAAATATGATTGGACAACCGAACGTAGAATATCTTGATTTCAATTTCTTGACATCCGTCACTTTTGTACGACCAATTTTTCCACGGTCCGGAAGATCTCTGTCAATGATGAAATATACAAGACCGGATCCTTCGTTATCGGTATCATCAATAAATGTTTCATATTGTATTGTAGATATGGAGTTCTTAAGTTTTTCATATTTAGTCTTTAATTCGTCTATTAAAGAATTCTTTTTTGATATCGTGTTATTCTTTGTTTCTATTATTAGTAATTGATTATCTATTTCTTCTGACAATTGAATATTGTGATCGCCATTGATAATTACGTCTTTATTGTCATAATCTTCTTTCGATACCATTTCTTTTATATCATCTATCATTTCATGGCCACACTCAACTTTCTTGTGTTTTTTAGCATTCCCAGAATGCGTTGTCGTATATCCACAACCACAAGAATACACTGGAAACTTATGTATCTTTACGCTCATTTTATTTATATAAATTATGTATAGATTATTGATTATATATTTCAATTTGACGATATGATGTTATATTGTCAAAATGTGTTTTCAAAATGTATTTTCAAAATTTTGATCCGTACTAAATGTTCATCTGGAAAAATAATTTGGTTGGGTTGTCGATATGAAGATATCAATATTTGATACTTTTGGGTATAATACTTTATTTTTTTTTTTTAAATTTTTTAATTTTTTTTCTTTCAAAAATTTGATCCGTACCATAGAAATGGAGTACCCGGTCGCGGGGCGATTTGTCGATATGGAAGATATCAATATTTCAAAATATCCGGTAATTTAATTTGCCGGATACCAAAGTTATTTTTTATTTCTTACAGAAATTATATACATGTATTAATGGTTTTGCATGTCTGTATACGTCTGGCGTTTTTTCAAAAAAAAGTTGAAGTAAAGTGTAGTTGAAACGAAGTAAAGTGTAGGTTGATTTTTTTTACATGTTTGTGTGGTAGAAACGGAAGGTTGCTGTGGTATTTGCGATGGTCATATGCAGCCTCAGATTTTTGTTGATTTCAAACCGAGTGTCTTGGGGAGCCCGGTTGAACAACTCCATGAGCGAGCAGAACATCTTGTTGCTCATCTTTTCCTCTGGAAATAGCTTCTTCAGGCATAATTTCCAGAAATACTCCCCCATCTTGAGATACGAAACATCCAAACTGCCCGTGTTATTCTCGAATTTATCAGCAACCATCGCCACGCTCATCTCAACCACGTTGTGCATTTGAGACATGGTATCCTTGGCATGAAACAGCCCGGGAATGAACAAGTTGTTCCACGAATCTAGCACGGGTACCACCCTATTCCTAATCTTCCCCCTGTGAAAATGTGCGGGGGTAGAATTGGGGAGGAACGGGATTTGGTGCATCTCCGCATATTCTACGATGTCTTCCTTAGAAATGTCCAGAAGTGGCCTGAAAAAAGAAATACCGTCCTGGACGACGAGCATGTCCATGCCGGAGAGATTTTCGTATTTGTGGCAATTTCCAATATTTTGGAGAATATTCTCAAGACAATCATCTTTATTATGGCCCATCACCACCAGGGCATCACTGGCGATTGTTTTATATGTGGCAAAACGAACTTGCCTCGTGTACTTTTCATACACAGTCCTCATATCAGTTTCTACACACGGCTTCCTGTTAATTTCCTCAATCCGCCGCACGTGGAGTGGGTATCCAAGAGAGTTCACCCAATCTGTGACGAACGCCTCTTCGTCATACGCACTCGCCCGATTTGTGTAATTAATCATAACTACTTCTAGCTCGTATCGATACAAGCTCTGCAGACCACTAACAACGTGGAATGCTGTCATCGAATCAGACCCGCCAGAGATACTCAGTAAAAGCTTTGTTGGGCGATGTGTGTCAAGCGCCTTTCGCACCGCTTTCACCACGTGGTTTCCAAGATCGACTGGGATAACAGCATCAGGTGGGATGAAATCCAGAGTGTCCCGATGCGTTGCCGATGAGAAAACGGTGTTAGTGTACGTCGTCTTGATGAACTGCGACTGATTTGCGACCGGACAGCGCTCGTATGTTGCCTTGATGAAACGGAGCATGAACGGGTGGCACCCTGAAACGACGCGTTCCCATGCCTTTCGCACAACTCGGAGTATCCATTCGGGGTCCCCCTGGTGGCGGATGGGAAGATGCACGAAACACCATTCCACGTCTGTAAGAGTATCAAGACACACGTGGTCGTAGTGCATAAGGGCCAGATATAGGAAGCGTGCGACCATGTGCTTTTTCTCATTCCTGAATACATGCCTCGGGAGTTGGTCGTATAGAATAGTGAGATGCATGTGATTATCACTCTCTGGATTGTCCAGAAGATGGCCGTACTTTTCTGTCAAGTATACATCCTGATCTGGAGATTTTGAGAACCAAAATTTCTCGTTTCCGAGGAACTCTGTGATGAAGTCGTTGAGGAACATTTTATTTACATCATTGATACTCTTGATACATTTATATTAGAATGTGTCAATATGCCAATTTGTTATATCAAACGGGAGATGCAGGAGTCAGCTTGTAGCGGATTAGAGTCTTTTGCAACTTTGTATAGTTCCACTTCGTCCACTTCCCAATGCCATATGCAAGCAGCATGATCGCGATAAAACAAATATAGGCCGAGATACCGGCAAGAGCAAACCGATATGCGAGTGAATCCCATTGAAAGTACCAATTCTTGTAGATGCTGTATGCGGCTCCAGCGATCACAAGTGCCCACCACAGAAACATCACCAGGAATTGTTTCATCCACAGCCAAACACGCGATCCGATAGAAGAAGTTCCGTTTGACCCACGAGTCCCCCAAGATACATCGTACATCGTAAGCATCGCGGTGATCCTCGCCGGGATCATGACAAAAAAGTATACATACGTGTAAAGCACAAAATAGAACGCTCGAACATCCTTGGAGCGAATAGCAAAGTATGCGCACTTGATCAGTGCGACGGCTGTGCTGACAAGAGCAGTCGCGGTTTGCGCCCTCGGATCAGCTTGGATCATAACCCGAGAAAAGAGATAAATGATCAAGAAGAAATATGTGATTTGATACATACACTCAAATGCCAGCCAAACATTGTGACGCCATGCGCAGCCGAGAGTCCAAAAAATCTCACGGCAAAAAGATTTGCTCCACCGCGTTTGTTGAACAAGATATCTCATGACCTTTGTGGGACTGTCACTCCATCCAATCGCCCGAGGGGTATACACGATCTTCTTACCTGCCATCAAGACTTCGTTGGTCAAGCGCCGATCATCACCATAGGTACACTTCTGTCCCAAAAACTTTTGGGTGATCCATGGCTCCTTGATCTCCTTGATGATGTCAATGGTGTATGCTCCGAGAGGACCTCCCACACATTGGACGGTCCTCCAGAATGATTGCGCACCGCGTTCTACGTTGAAGGCGCTCCAATATCTCCAGTGGACGAGCATAGACAGCAGAGTGTCTGTGTTCCAGATTTTGCACTCACCGGCGACAGCTTGAACCATAGGGTCGCAAGCGAGAGGGTATACTACTTCCATAATGGCATCCTTTTCGAGGACCGTGTCACTGTCAATGAGCACGACGGCGTGAATGCTGGGATCCATGGCGGCCAGTTGAAACCCGGTATACAAACACTCGCGTTTCCCGCGATGAGGCTGTGCCACGCAAATATCGCGAGAGAAATCAGGGTGAATTGCGGATCCATCCTTGTTCTCCGCCTCGCATAACACCATCTTCGGTGTTTGGATGTTGTCGTTATATACCTTTTTGTATACCTCGGTCATCTTCATGTCATCCGGCTCATCTCCATCGATGACGCAAATCAAACGAGCAACATTTCCATATTCAGAGTCGCGAACTGATTCGAGACACTTCTGGAACATATATTCGTCCTCGCGATAACCCGCGATGATGACTGCGACTCTGATGTCTTTCCATCCCTCGGGGCGAAGAGCGACCCATTTGCGCAGACGACGCAGGTTGAGCTCTGAGAACAGGACCTGGGCAAGGAAGAACGAGAACACGAATATACCATAGCCACTGATGCCCCAGATGGTCGTGACTCCTATGTTCCAGTGCAACACGTAGCC